GAAGCTGTTAATATGTATGGCAAAAAATTCTTTGATGATATTAATTCTGGAAGAGCAAGAAAATTTGCTAACGGTGGAGAAGTTGGCGTTGGTATTGATGGAGGAAGTTCTAGTAATTATTCTCCAACTAATAATGTTAATGTTACAGTTAATTTAAATCAAGAGAAAGTAGTATCAGAAAATAAAGATCAAAACTCTTCTGTAGATAAAGATCGACAAGCAGAAAGTCAAAGAACGAAGGAATTAGCAGCAAGAGTTAAAGATCAAGTTATAAGAGTTATCACAGAACAACAAAGACCAGGTGGATTATTAGGCTCTAATATATATAAAAAACGATAATTTATAATATAAGTTTTGCAGAAAAATTAATCAAATCTTTGTCGGATATAATTTGTGATTTATTTATAGAAGTATTTTCATTTAAAAATTCATTTAAATTTTGTAAATCATAAGAATATTTAAACAATAAAGTAATATAGTTTTTTCCATCAATATTTGTCTTATATTTTTCACTATATTTGAGATTATTGCTAGTTTCTATATAAAACTTCTCATTGTTATAAAAAGTGGTTATATATTCAATATAAATATTGCAAGTATCGTTATTTTCTTCGATTTCAATGATTTTGGCTTGAAGTACCCCTTGATTTTGAAGATAATCTAAGTCGATAGCCACATCTTCATAAGAAGTTAGATCTGTGCCATAAAAACCTAAATATCCTTTTTGTATATTATAATTATTATCAAGTATGTCGTCTGTATTTAAATCATTAGATAGGCATATAGTTTTATTGATTTGATCTTTATTTAAAAGTGGGAAATAAGCATTAAACACCATATCATTAATTGTTAAATCTGAAGTTAAACTATTTGAATTTAAACTTTGATTATTGAATAAATATAAGTAATTTTGATAGAATATTACAGTTTCATTATTTACAGACTGTTTGTATATCTTACCAATATTAAATGTTTGGTTAGTAAAATATTCTTCATATAAATTATTGATATCCTCTTGAGATTCTTTTGATTTTAAAAAATTATATAATTCAGATTGAAAATAATTAAGTGGGATGATTTTAATGTTTAAATTTTCTGAAATTTCTACTATATCAGTTTCAATAAAAGGCACAGTAAGAAGAGTGGTTGATTCATTTACATCTAACCATTTTTGTTTGACATTTTCTATAAATAAATTATTTAATTTTTTATTTTTTAAAACTTTATTAGAAACTTCGCTTAAAATTAAAAAAGAATGAATATTTTTTTCGTTAAAATATTCTTTATTAATTAGTAATTTTACAGAAACATAATCACTACTTCTATAGATTTTATTAAATAAAATATTTTTATTCAAGTCTTCTATTTCTTCATATTCAACACTTACATTAAAATCTTCTTTATTGTCATTATTATAATCTATTGAAAATAATAATTCCTTGAAAAAACCTAATTTATTATTTAATTCTTTAAATTTATTATAATTATTTTCAAAATTATATTTAAAACTACTTTTAATTTGATTTTTTGATAAATTAACAAAATATTTAATTTTAGGTATACGAGAAATTCTTTTAAATTTCCTTTCTAAGATAGGTTCATTGTTTTTAACATCAAAATATTTTTCTATTAAATTATTATTTTTATCTTTAATAGCTATATTATAACTAGGAAATTCTTGAGAAATTTCAATATAATTAGGTATATTTCTTAAAGTATCCCATTCTAAAGTTAAATTTAAATTATTTATTTTCATTGTTAATATACATTAATTCCAGAAGCTATTACGCTAAATACAGAAGCTTGGTTTGAAAGAATATATAAGCCTGTAGCTGGAGCAGATCTTTCTCCTATTGTATTTTCTGCAAAAACTCTAAAATAATAACTACCAGCATAAAGAGGAGTAAAAAATGGTGGAAATACTGGGTCATATTCAAAGGTGTCAACATTATAATAATTAGTTATACCAGTTCTTAAATTAGAAGTAGATATAATATCTTTTAGCGTAGTTTCTGGAGTAGTTGCTCCAAAATTAACACCAGAATTGACATATACATAGTATAAATTATTTGCAGTACTTGGAGTACTTTGAGTAGGAATAATATTATATATTACGCTATTGATTCCTCCTTGATTTGATGTATAATGTCCTACGTATGGATCATAAGGATTTCTATAGAAATATCCAGCCGAATTTCTAAATAAACCACTTAAATTTAAAATTGGTGTAGTTGGCAAGGGTGGTCTATTTGGTACATTTACTAATGTTGCAATATTATCAATATCTTTATATTTTTGTTCATTGTATTCCAATGCGTTTACTGCAAATGAATTTATATCTTTTTCTGTAACAGTTAAAACTCTATATTTTTTAGGTTTATTTAAATAAGGTTCAAGATAATACCCTGGATATGCAGTATTTAGTGGATTATTCATTTGAGATCTTGTATTAACTCCAGCAGGTAAATATCCAGAAGTATTAATGTCAATTGACCAAACTGTATTTTGAGGTAATGTAGTTAAGTAATTATTTAAAGGAAAAGTACCATAATTCGCGGCTATTTGTCCATTTACTGTATAAAAACTTGCATCAAAATAAAAATATTCGTTTTGATTTTTTACTGGAGTAGCTCTAAGAACAACATTATCTTTTAAATAAGTTATAAAGTTTCCATCATAATTGATTCGTAATTTTGTTGAAGTTGTATAATCTCCATAATCACCTTGAATTTCTGCATTGCTTTCATAAATTTTAAGACCTCCACCTATAGTAAAATACCAAGCATAATCTAATGTATCAAAACTTGCACTTGCTAATGGGTCAGCATTGAATCCGAACATAATTGCGGCAGTTGTTTGGCTGGCTTGTGCTTCAACGTATATATTTTTATTATATGATATGCTAGAATAAGCCTGAGAATCCCAAGCAGCAGTAGCAGCAGTTTTTGTGAATAGATTTCCAGCTTTGCTCATCCCAGCGCTTATATTTTCAGGAATATTTGCATTTGTAGGAAAATTAATTTTTATATTATTACTATATATTCCATTTCCACTTGTTACATAATTTATAGGATTAGATATAGTTATAGATTGTAGTTGACTTTTTCTGAAGAATGAACTATTTAATCCTGCGGCTCCAGAAGATGTTGCGTTAGATCCAGTAATATAAAAATCTCCTAACTGTGTTCCAGGATTTAAATTATAAGTTGGAGTTAATACATTAAATATTAAAGAATTATTGACATTGACTCCAGTAATTGGATATGTATTTGCATAATTGTAAGGCAAGTCTAGTATTGCGTATCCAGTAGTTAACTCTAGTGTTCTTCCTGCGTAAGCAGAATTTTTTCTATATTGATCATAAATAGAAATAATATCTCCAGGTTTTAAAAAATTACCTTCTAAACCTGCAGTAAAATCTACTACTTCAGTTTCAGTATTTTGAGTTGTAAGAAGCCATTTTCCAACTCTTCGGGCTTGATTTTTACTTGTGCAACCGAAAGCTGCAATTTCTGTTTCTCTAATTCCAAATTTTGAAATTGAATATCTATCTTCAATATATTCAATTCCAGGTTTATAGTTATCATTTTCATCATTGTATCTTACAAGAGCCACAGTTTTTCTTGATTTTTTTGAGGCATCAGAATAATTAAACTCTCCATCTATTACATTACTATTGTTAAATAAATAAATTGGATCTTTTGGTGAATCTTGCGATAAAGTTATTTGTCCAGCTGAATAATAAGTTATTGCTAAAAATATACTAGCCATATCATTTAAAACTTTATAAGCTTCATCTTTTGTAGCAATATATACGTTACATCTAAACCTTGGTTCTAAACCTCCAAAACCATCATTTACTAATTGATCACAATATTGACCAATTTCATATAAATTCCATTTATCTGCTAAATCTGCATTTATATATTTTCCTAAACCAAATCTATTATTTGTTATTAAGTCGTAAAAACACCAAGCAGGATTATCAGTCCATGCTATTTTAAACTTACCATTCCATGGACCAGTATAAGTTTTAGCTATAGGATCATAATTAATAGGAACTTTAACTTTTAAAAGTCTCATTAAATAAGATCTAGCTGGAACATCATTAAAATATCTAGCATCAAATTTAGAAAGAACCATAGCTGTATCTGGATACACAAACCTATCCGAATATACTTCGGTTATACTATCTATTGTACAAGAAGAATTTAAACTAGGAGTTATGAATTCTCTGGACATTTTTGTTATATCAACAGCCCATCCGATTTGATTTGGAAATAAAGGAAAATATGGTTTATTTTCTGCATATGGTCTTAATCCAATTTCATATGTAAAAATTACTGGAGAATTAGATATTTTACCAAGAATTAAAATATCATCTACTGACCAATATGCTTTTTCAAAAGGTGGATATTTAGATGTATCTAATAAAACAAGATTTCCATTATTTAAAATTCTATAAACAGTATATCTTATTTGTAAGTCTTGACGGAGAACATCTCCAGCATTTACTCCAGTTAAAACTTGCTCGTATAATCCATTTATTTTAATATTAATTTTTAATGAAGAAATTTCTGTATTATATATATAATATGTTTTAGGACTAATAATTGATTGATTTCCACTTATATAATAGAATCCATATAAACTTTCCCCAATACTTCTTGTCGTAGAAGTTTGTAATGGAATTTTATTTTTATCAACTTCTTTACCAAAATAATCTCTTCTTTCTTCATAAAGACTTAAATATGGATTGTATATTGTATGATCATTTGTTTTTTCTCCGTATGTATATTTATAATTTGCATATTGGAAATTATAAAATCCTTGAAGATCTGTAATAGGAACATCATTCCAATATATAGATCTTGATTCAGGTACGCTATAAGTTTTCTCAAAAGGTTGAAATGTCACACTAGTATAACCAATATCTCCAGTAGTTTTTCCACTAAAGTTTGGAATATAAATTCCTGTAACAAAACCTTCGACTGGTCCTTCACAAATTAAATCTAATACATTAATTTGAGAAATAGAATTAAATGCTGATTGATCTTTTTTAGTACCATAACCTGCTTCTATTCCTGGACTTTCATTTACATTATAAATTGATCGCAAGTTAGGAGCATTTGGATCAACCGTACTAAAGGTAATAGTTTTTCCAGCGTAATTATTACCGCGTGGATCAAAATAAATTCCACTACTTAAATTTGCTAATGGAGTATAATTTGCATAAAATCCACTTGGACCATACCAACCACTAACGCTTGCTCCATTGGTATAAGGTATTTGCGAACCACTAAAAGATAATGAAACTGATCCAACTCCACCTCCATCATCTTGAGCAGTACTTTCTGGAAAATTATAAGATGCAAAACCAAATCCTAAATTTCCAGGAAATAAAAGATAAGCTAAACCATCTGCATATTTATTTGCATTTCCCATAAAATTAGAAAGGTAAAGTAGTTAACGAAGTTTGATTTATTAAATAACATTTTGAATTAAATGTATATTGATTGTTTGCTTCATTAATACTTTGATTATTTAGAGTTGAAACTGTTTGATTATAAGCTCTATAAATTATATCATAATTTGCAAATACATTATTTCCTCCTACTAATAATTTGCCATATCCAACTGGAACTGGTCCACCTTCACCCACTGTATTAACTGGACCATTAAAAAGATAAGAAGTTGGCCCACCATTGTCTCCATCTATTGGATTAACTTGTTGAGCTGTAAATGGTATACTTGGTGGTGGTTTAGAAAGAAGCTCGCTAGTACCAGCTGCTATTAATCCTAGACCAGCGATTCCTACTCCAATTGCTAAAGGCAAAGCTGGAGGAAAAACTACTCCAACTACAACTGCCCCTAAAACAGTAATTGCGCCTGTTATGATCTTCAAGGCTCCTCCTGCTCCAACCATACAAGGAACAATATCAATAACTTGTATTTTATTATTTAAATTAACAAAAAATTCAGAATTTTTAATATCTTCTACAGATTTAAAATCAGGTTTTTCAGAAAAAAGATTACTTTTATTTATTAATATTTCATATTCATAGTTATCATTATTGCTTATAACCCATCTTCTTAATTTTCCTGTATTTGCTTCTATTGCTCTTAAAGCTTCTGCTACTGTTGAAATTTCTAAATCCCAAGATTCTCCAAGATCTTCTCCTAGTTTGCCATGTAAATTAACTCTTATCATGTTTTTGACCTAAATACTAATTTAGTATGCCTTTTATAAAAATTACAATAATTTTCTATTTTTGAGAAAGTATTCATTGGCTGATGAAGTATTTTATTATCTCCTAAATAAACCGCACAGTGAGAAGCTTCTTTTAATCCATCAAGAAGTAATATATCATTACTCTTAATATCTTGAATATTCTCGATTAACATAAAATTTTTACTATTATAGTTTTCAAGAAAAGTTTTTTCTATATTAATTTTATCCAAATCTTCATATTCTATGGATAAATCAATATTCATTTTTTTATAATAAAAATCTCTTATCAAAGTAAAACAATCATATTTTTTATATTCATAAAATCTTCCAATTAAATCATTTTCAACTGAAATTGGTTCATGAATTTTAAATATATTTTTTTGGATATTATATAATATAATTGGTAAATTTAAATTTTCTGAACATTTTTTATCCATTTCAGAAAAATCACAATTTTCATTAGTATGACTATGATATAGGTAATATATTTTATTATAAATTTTTTTAGTTTTTAAGAATTCTATAGGAGAAATTTTAAAGAAAAAGTTAGGATTAGCTGCAGTATTTTCTGTGGGAATACAAATGAAATCTTTATTATCAAAAACTATAAATCCGCAAGTTTCTTTAGGAGAATCCTTAATGGATTGTTTTTTTATAAAATTTTTTATTTTTTTATCAATCATTTTTATGATGGTTTATTTGTGCCAGGAAATCCTCCGAATGGTAAAAATCCATTTAAGTAATTTCCATTTGCATCTTTTGGAATTCCATGAGATTGTTCTGAAATTGGATTTTCACATCCAGGTCTTCTTGGAAAATATACTGGAACTCCATTTATTCCTGTGAGCCAACTATTGGCAATATTATCATTTGGATATTGCCAGTAAATTCTACTATCTGTAGCTTTATAATCTTCTCCATTTCTATTTATTGGCCAAATAACTGGTCTAAATGCTGGATTTTTTAACCATCTTAAACGGCATGCGCTAATACTTTTAGAACATGAATCTGCTATCCAATAGCTTTTATTTGGTGGAGCATTGAAAATATCTGAAGTATTGTTATTTATACAAACGTAATAATTTTTTAAACCCTTATTTTGAATATAAATAAAATCTCCAGATACATATTGTGCATTTTCTATCCATGCTCCAGAATTTCCAAGTCCTCCAGTAATTCTAAATATAGCTGTATTTGTTGATGTTCCAGCTACCCCTGTTGCAAAAATTCCACCAATAAATACTTGATCATTTTCACTAGCTACTGGCGGAGCAGTTTGAAGAGCTTTAACTGTTATTGGAGAGTTTTGTATATTAGCATAAATTCCACTATGTAAATATGTTAATCTACTATTATATTCATAACAACATCCTTCGCCTCTGTATTGAAAAGGACATTTTTTGCCTAAAATTGTTCTTCCTGGTAATACTATATTTTCTACATCTAAAATTGTATTTAATTGATATTCTACTACTGATTTATTTTCTATTGTTTTTCTATCTATATAATAAATATCTTTTGGTAACTCCATTTCATAAATACCAGTATTTGTTGTAAATGGATTGTATCCTTGAGAAAAATTTGAACCATCTAAATATTTTAGAAAAGTTTTAATTCTTGTAAATTTTGCACCTACAATATCTCCTAATGATTGCATCTGCATTCGAATATAATTATAAAAAGAATTATTTGAATAATCTGGAGAAAGATTAGATATTGAGAATTTTGGAGTAGGTAAAGTTCCTGCAGATGAATATTCAAATCCTTCGGTAAAAATTGGAAATGGATAGTAAAAATTATCTTGCCATTTAACTCTTCCATATGAATTTGGTGTTATTTTAAATAAATTATAATCATTATAAATTCGTAAAATTCCACGATTCATTGGTTGATCGCCATTATAATCAAAATTTACAGTTGCCATAGAAACCTCTGATAAGTCTATTTCATAAAGCTGTACCTGAGAGGATGGAGTAAAAGAAGTTATTTCTGTATTAAGATCTTGTGTTCCGCTTACTATTAAATTATATCCATATGGATATGACGTTTCTATTTGAGAGCCTACAGTATCTGTAAAATTTTGACCCCAAATATTATCAATCGAAACATTTTTAAAACTCATAAATATTATTTAGGTACTTCTAAAAATGAAGCTTCAATAGAATAATTATTATAAGAAATAAAATTAGCAGCCCATTCTGGACAAATAAACATAGTATTTAAATTAGAACTAGATTTTGAATAAATTGTGGGCAAATTATAAATAAAACTTTGTTTAGCGTTCATTTGTTGTAAAAAATGTAAAATCGAAACAGTTTCTTTTTCATTTCTATTATCGAAATTTAATGTAAATTCTATTAAGCTTGTATTTAAACCATCGCTTATTCTTTGTTGATAACCATTTCCAAATTGATTAATCTTTACTCTCGGCCTATTATTTATTTTAGAACTATATGATGGCTTCCACCAAAAATTTGGATATAATACGCTATTTAAAACAATATATCCATCCCATTTAAGTTGAAGGTTATTTACATCAGTTGGATTTTGATTGATATTTGAATCAATAGTTGAATAATAGTATTTATTGTCACTACCTAGAGTTATATCGTACTTATTATAAGTACTTCCAGAACTCCAAGATGGAACTGTATCGTAAATACTTGCCATATACCTTTTACCTCTTATATTTTACACTTAAAAGTAGTGTAATTATAATTAATGTTTAATGTATATTCTATAGAAAATCAGAACTTTTATCTAAATGATTCTTTGATAAGTGGCGTGCAGAGTTTAGGAGTTAGTTACGATAATAATATAAATCCTTCTTTAGCTATAAATGATTCTAGCTTAAATTATTTTGTAGATAAACCAGTTATCGGTAGTATAGATTTAAATTATCTTTTAAGTTCTAATGATAGATTTATAAATTATACTGGTTCTAGTTCATTCAATGGTAGAATTGAATATGGTAATAATTATTTTACATTTTCTAGTGGTTATTTGACAAATTATTCTGTAAATTATAAATTAAATGAATATCCTCAAATTAGTGTTAAAAGTTTTGTAGTTGGTCAATTAGGTAATACTAGTGGGACTTTTACTTATCAACCTAAATTATTAAATGATTTTGTTGTTGGTGATAATTCTTATGTAGATCTAAATTTAGCAGAAGCGAATGATAATAGATTAGAATCCTTTAATCTAAATATAGATATACCTAGGGAAAGTATTTATACTATTGGGAACTATTTGCCAACGAATGTAATTATAAAATATCCTATTTCTATATCTTTGAATTTTGCATTTTCAATGAGTAATTATAGCCAAACAAATATTACTAATATATTAACTGGAATTTCTCAAAGAAACTTAAACATTTCTTTTAGAAAATACAATACAAACGAATCACTTTTATCATTTAATTTATCTAATTTAATTAATTCTCAAACTCAATTAAATTATAGTATTAATGATGACGCAAAATTAGTTTTAAACTTTCAAACATATATATTAAGTGGTCTATAAATATTAGAATATTGTATTATAATATATAATAATATATTATATGCTATTGTTAATTAAAAAATGCATTGAGTCTAAAATTCTTTTAAGAACTCTTTTAAACCATGATGAAACATTTGACTCCTTAAAGCATAAATTTCCAGAAATTTTAGCAGACTTGACTAGCGCTAGAATTAATTCTAATTGCTCTTGTATAAATAAAGTTAAATTATACTTAATATCTAAATTAGAAAATGAAGAGGATTATTTTAATGGCCTATTTAGAAATGAAAATCTTAGATCTCAATTAATACATATCATGGAATCTACTAATAATAAATTAAAAAGAATTAATAAAAGAATCAATTAAATGTTTTACTGTTTTTTTATTTACTTGTTTATTTGCTTATCTATTTCTTATGCTTGGAGTGATACCGAAGTGTTTGGAATTTTTCGTAATTTTATAGCTAAAATACCTTATATTAATAAACCTCTTTTATGTCATGAATGTTCTAGTTTTTGGATTTCGTTAGTATTAACTATTTTTATAAATCCATTAGATCAATTGATGTCTCCAATCTTAAGCAATGTTTTAAGTGCTTTTTGTGGATTTTTTATTAATTTTTATTTTGTTAGAAATGAAGTAATTAAGTATAAAGATTATTAATCTTTAATTTTCTTAATTCGGTCTATTAGTTCAAATAGTTTAACTTTAGGTATATCTGAGATAGAGTTTAGATTCTCTGCGTTATCAAACTTATCTTTAATTAATCTTTTCTTGAGAGTATCAAAATTGATACCTTTTTCTTTCATAACTTTTTCTAGTAATGATTGAGGAGAGGTTGGATTTTCATTTATAGATGAAGAATCATCAATAAGTTTTGCATCTCCTAATTCTTCTTGAGAAACAATATTAATTTTCAAGAAATTACGCACACAACGAACAAACGCTCTATTCTCAGCAATAGCAGCCAAAAAGAATTTGGCGAAACTCTTTGTATTATTTAAAGTGGCATCAGCAAGAGATTCAAAAACAACCTCTCTTCCACCAGTTTCATAATTTGGAAGCCAAGTAATCCTGCAGCTTGTTGCAAAATAATTTTCTGAAGCTGCGACTACTTTATATTCAACACTTGTATATCCACGAATTTGAGCTAATTCTTTGATTCCGCCTAAAAGGATAAGTAAATCTTTATCTTGGAGTTTTGAAACATCAGTTTCTTGGGTTTTCTGTCTATTAGGTACTAGATGCTCAGTTTTAACCATTTTACGCCAATTAATACTTCCATCATCATTGAATATATAGTTTAAACTCTTGTCTTCAATAAGACCATATTGGTTTCTAGTTATTAAATTAGGAGGAATTACTTGAGGAGATGCTCCTTTATTTTCTGCAATAAGAACTGTTTCGAACAATTCTGAACTACCAATTGAAATTGTATTTTCTTCTGATTTGATTTTAGGGCTCATTTAAGAATGATACTATGGATTATATTTTAAGTCAATTTAAAAATATAGAAATTATCAACTTCTTTCCAAAAATCTGGATTATCTATTACTTTATTACCATTTCCATGAATCCAGTCGCATCTGGACATAAATTTACCTTTTGATGAAAATAATGTTCTACAAGATTTATAATAAAGATTATTAAAGTCTTGTATTTTTATATCTTCTTTAGTTTTATGCTTTCTATTAATAATTAAATTATAATCCATATAATCTAATTTAAATTTATTTAAAATTTCTTCTGGTAAAAATGATAAAAGCACATAATTTACAGAATTACTCTTTAATAATTTAACAAAATTTACATCATTATTTTCTTCTATAATATAAATTAATTGACTAATATTATTTTTATATTTTTCAATAATATCTTTTTTAATTGGTTTATTTGTGAAAACTATAGCTTTTTTATTTGAGATTATAATTTCTAAAGCTTTTTCATTAAAACAATAATCCATTCTTACAATTGGATTTTCTACTGGTATTGAGTTTGGATCTAGTATTTCATCTGGAATAATTTCAAAACTTTTAACATTAAAATCTTGACCAATAACTACTGTTTCTGGCATTTTTAAAAATTCAATATTCAATAATTTTAATATACCTTCTGCAATTTCCTCTGGCTTAATAGTATCAATAGATTTAGGACTTTCTACTTGAGAGTAAGATGGTTTTTTATTTCCAATTCTTTCATAACCTTTTAATAGTATATGTTTATTTTTATCTCCAAAATGTGGGCCAGCTACATTTGGATTACTTATACTATAAATTGAAACGATTGGTTTATTAAAATATGAAGCTAAATGAACACAAAAACTATCTGCACCAAAATGTAGAGTTGAGTTTTCTATTACATAAGCTAATTGATTTATATCAGTTTGTCCCAACAAATTAATAATACCATTTAATGGATTTTCTTCTTTAGTTCCAACTTGAATAATATGTATATTTTCTTTAGATAGATATGGGCGTATTATTTCTAATACTTCTTGCCAATAAGAATAATTTCTAGAATCATATGGAGTTTGAGCTTGGAGCGTTATATATTTTTCTAAAGGTAATGGAAAATATTTAGTATAAATAAATGGTTTATCAATTTTTGAACCAGTATTCGTTGCGTATGTATCTAATAGTCTCATTTATTTATGATACGTTAAGTTAATTCAAATTCTATTTTATCTAAACCATTGTGAAGATAATTTAAATTTCTTTGAGTACAAGTATATGGCAGATAGGCTATATCGAAATATCCTTCATGCTGATTATTTCCTTCTAACCAAATTAGATTATCCATGATTGGATTATATTCTATCCATCTGTGAACATATGGATTACCTTGTAAGATATCTTTGTACTGAGGTTTTGTAGCTACATATAAACTATAATCTGGATATCGATTTTTAATAGATTTAAATAATGCAGTACTTAAGAAAATATCTCCTGCGCTTTCTGGCATAACATAAATAACTCTACCTTTGTCATTATTGTCTAGAAGATCTTCAAATTTTACTTGTTTTTGTTCTCCGCTTTCTTTTAAGGCTACATTTCTAAAATAATTTTCTATATCTTGTTTTTTTGCGCCTTTACTTAACTCTCCCATCCAATATAAATATCCAGAATCATTTTTATCAATATTTTTCATTTTAAGAATGTTATGATACATAAATAATATCCAATCTCCATCATCTGTAATATTTGGTATTTTAAAGTATGGATCTTTTTTATCTTCAGAATTTTCTAATACTTTAGTCCAATCAACCAATGGTTGTTGATCTATAAATTGTTCTATAGATTTACCTACGTTTTGAATGCCAAAATTTTTAATAGTCCATTCTCTAGCTTTTTTGCCTATTTCAAGTCTTTTATGCTGTGGCATTTTATATACAATATTTAATTGTTTAGCTATTGATTCTGGATAAGTAGAGGCTTTGATAAACTCTGTACCATGCTCTCTATATTCACTCCATTCCAAAGGAAGAGAGTTGGCTTCTTGCTCACACATCTCTTCTCCACAGCTATAATTTGTAACAAGAGTTATTAATTCAGTTAATTTAGCTTCTTGAATAGGTATTTCTTGTCCACCACTAGTAAATGGATGACAATAAACATCCATTAAATTATAAACTTCATTAAGCTGAGATTCTGTAACTCCTAGATTAACATTTGTTGTTGTTTGAGATTTACTTGAACCACAAAATTTACAATCTAAATCTTGACCATTAAAATTTTTAACTTCATAATTTCCACAATTTTTACATACATAGGTGGTCAATATTTCACTTGCATTTACTCCAAATTCTTGAGCTAATTTATGAATATTCCATCCTTCTCCCCAATGAGTATGCAAAAGAAGATACGTATTTTTAATTTCTGGATTATTTTTTTTCCATAAAGCATAACCTTGAAGTAAATTTGGAACACTTTTTCTCAGTTGATTTCTAAATACGAAACCAATAACAAATGCATCTTGTGGAATATTATTCTTTTTTCTCAGTTGATTTCTATCGAAATCTGATAAGCGATAAAAATCTTTATCCTCTAAAGAGCCGTGAACAGTTTTTACATGACTATATCCGAGTTTATGAAGAGCTTTTGTAGCGAAATTACTCCAAATCCAATAATTTTTAATTTTTGGAGCATTAGTAATCGCAGATTGAAGAATTGGAAGTGAATCTAAGGTAGTCCATATTACTGATGAAATTTTACTAAACCAAGGCTTTTCTATAGCAAAATCTACGCCCCAAATATCTTGAACAGCAATATAAAGATCTGGTTTTTCATCATTGATAACTTTATCTAAAAGATGTGCGCCATAACTTGCCATTCTAGCTAAATTAGGATCTCTATTTAATTGATCTAATTCTTGTTGAGTATTAGGTAAAGATCCTACTGTTTTCCATGGAGTTTTCTTAAATTCTGGATGGTCATATGTCATTCCACATGCATAATGCACCAAATCATATTTGTTTGTAGAATATAAATGTTTAAGTAAAGTTTTAGCATTTCTTCCAAAGCCAGTTTTGGCCAAAGAAAAATCTGTTTGTATTAAAACTTTCTTTTTTCGTTCCATTACCAGAGTTCGCTATCTTCTTCTTGATTACTTTCGCTCGCTTCTTTGGTTTCTTTTGTTGAATTTTTTGCTTTCTTTATAGCTTCAATTCGTTGAGCTTCAAAAACAGAGTTCAAAGAATAAGTTAAAAATTCTTTTAATAGTCTTGCTTCATTAAAATAAAAACCAATCAAATACGATTGTTTGTTTTCTACATTTTGTTTATCTTCTTTATTAACGCTATATGAAAAGCCAACTTGCTTTTCGTCTCTAATGTAGGGAGCTAGTTTAATTTTTGTAATTTGTTTTTCAGAAGTATGATAAGCTGAAAATTCTGTATTTCTTTCTAGAGCATCAAGAAGTCCAGCTGCTTCTGTTAGTGAAAATTTAACCTTAACACTTTTATTGGGATTATTTTGATTTTCAGAAAAAGATCCGATCTTTTTAGCATCATTCCAAGAGCTTTGCTTGATTAATGATCCCCATACCGAGTTATCTTTTGAATTTACGCTGAAACTACAAGCTGTGCCTGTATTCTTGCTATTTGGTTTATAAAATGATATCATATTACTTTATGTTACTATCTATATTTACAAATGTCAATTATTTTTATCTGTCTTTTTTAAGTCATTTAATTTCATATAAATTTGATGATCTTGAATGGCTATCAAGTCTCCAAATATACAATCATCTCTCTTTGAGCCCTTTGCGATAACAATATTTCCTTCTTCAAAAGCTTTATTATTTAATAATTTATTATTCTCAATATTATCATTAAATATTAATACGCTAATTGAGCTAGTTTCATCTGATATTTTTAACCTTACATATCTAGTTTTCTTTTCATTTTTAGAAACACCAGTATATACTTCTTCTATTTGACCAACAAACGCCACTTTGCTATTAACTGGTTCGTCTAAAATATCACAAATATATTTAAGATTTTCTCTTTTCTCTGCAAAAATATCCCTTAAATTTTTATTATATGTATACCCCAAAAGTTTCTTTTCATAGTACCAGTTAGCAAAACTTTCACTTTTACTATTCTGATTATAGATTTCAAGATATGGTGCATATTTTGCTTTAATAGTATTTAATCTTGTATCTTTAATAACCAAATGATTCTTTTCATCAGTGAACTTATTAAGATGTTTGATAATTTTAATCAAATCATAATCGAACTTATCTGCAAATGAAATTGAATACTTCTTTTCTTTAGCGGTTAAAATATTCCACAATTGAGCTTCTAATACAATTTTACTTCTAGATTGATTGAAACCACTTAATGCTCCTGCTTGAATTAAAGATGATAATACTCCAATATTAAGATTAGCTTCTTCCGCTGCTTGGAAGATCTCGAACTTATTAGAATACTTATTTCTGAAGCTATTTAGTTTTTCAATTGATTTATCACTAATTCCCTTGATTGACAATAATCCAAATCTAATATCTTTATCTTCTGTGGAGAAATCCATTTCTGATTTAATGATATGGGGAGGAAGAAGTTTGATATCAAATTCATGCATTTCTTTTTGAATCTTAGAAATTTCACCAATTGGGTCTGGTTCATTTCTGCTCATTTTCAATAAAGATAAGAAGAATTGTTGAGGATAATTGAATTTCAAATAAATTGTAACTGCTGCTAAAGCTGCATATGCCAATGAATGACTCTTGTTAAATGAATAATTTGCAGAATCTTCCAAGATTTTCCATAAAATTTCTCCTACTTCTTTTGGTATTTTATTTTCTTTGATCTTTGATTCGATTTTCTTTTTCCAAGCTTTAATTTCTTCAGTTTTCTTTTTACCTACAATTCTTCTCAAGATTTCTGCTTCATCCAAAGTAAATCCAATCTTATTGGCCATCTTCATCAATTGCTCTTGATACAATGCTACTCCACCAGTTTGCTTTAGAATATCATCAAAGAATGGATGAATACTTTCTGATTGTTGATAATTTGTATGGGCAGCATATTTATCTACGAATTGTAATGCTCCAGGTCTAGCTAGAGCTAATACTCCGCTAAGTTCTTCAAGATTCTTTGGTTTTACTTTTTGGCAAACTCTAAAATTAGTTTCTGCTTCAATTTGAAACAAACCATGAGGAGATTTTAAATCTTGTAAATTCCTATAGATAGATTCATGATTTAAATCAATATCTTCTACTTTAATACCAATATTTTTACAAACATCATCCACTACGGAAACACTTCTTAGTCCCAAGATATCAAGTTTAATATTAAATAAACTAACCCAATTCATATCAAAACTTGAAACTGGTTCTTTATCAGAAGAAAATTCTGTTGGACATACTGTTTCTAAATCATAGTAGGAAAGAAGAACTCCAGATGGATGAACTCCTTTGTTTTTAATTAAATCTCTTAACTTTAAAGCAATTTGAAATGTTTCTTTATTCTCATCGCACCAATCTTTAAATTTTTCTACTTCTTCATATGCAGTATTGATATCTTTAACTTGGCCGAATACTTTTGGAATTAAAGAAGATATATTAGTCATTTCTTCTTCCGTCTTTTCTCCAACAATTTTACCACACTCTTTAATTAAAAGTTTTCCACTCAAAGTATTAAGAGTTAAGATTTTGCTAGTTTTACCCTTGAATTTAGATTCTAAATACTGTAATACTTTTTGACGATTATAATAACAAATATCTAAATCAACATCGCACATCAAACTGCCATCAAGATATGTTATGTCATTAATAACTTGCTTTTTAGCTCGAATCTTGGATATAAATCTTTCGAAATAAAGGTCATATTTAACTGGATCAATTCTAGTTACGCCGATTAGATAAAGAATAAGTGAGCCAGCAGCTGAACCTCTACCTAATCCAACTGGTATATTATTTGTTTTACAAAAATTAATAACATCCCATACTAATAAAACATAATCTGTGAAACCTAATTCTTTCAATGTTTCTAATTCATATTTTGCTCTATCAATGTATTTTTTATAATCTTTATTATCTTTTTCTATCTTTAAATCTTTAAAACCATTTAAAGCTAATGCTCTCAAGAAATCATAATTAGAAACATCTTCACTAATATTAAGATGTCTTTTTAAAGATCCATCAATATTAAACTCTGGAAGTCTGACTCCATGTAATCCAAGATCAGTAGTTGTGAACTTGTTAAAAAATAATTCGTCTTTTAAAATATTATTCATCGTCTTCATCTTCATCTTGTTTATCAATATTATCTATTTCTTTATTAAATGCTGCTAATCCAGTTGCGAGTATTTTCATAGATGCTCTATCTTTTAAATTAAAGAATACATCAGCTTTACCTTGCTTCTTGCCTTTTTGAACAGTAATAAGTAAATATTCTATTCCACCATCTTCTAGTTTTTGGATTATATCATAAATATCGTCTAATGATGCCATATTATACCTCTAGTTGCCATTTCAATTTATTCCATACTTTTAAATTCAAGTCAAGATCATTAATAGCGTCATGAAGTTTTTCATAGTCATGTTCTATTCCATTTTCTTTACCCAAGAAAGTTAAAGAACTTTTAACATTCTTTTTTCTAGTATGAAGAATTTTATATTGATATTCGGTTAAATTATCCTTTGAATTATAAGGCATCTCATATTTTATGCCTCTTGCTACTGCATTTGTATCAATAAATTTACTTACGAGATGATTCCAATTGCAACCCATATATTTATAATACTCTTTTATAAGATAAATGTCAAATCCAAGGGTATTATGACCAATAATATAATCTGCATTATCTAACCAATCTTTAATTGTTGGAAATATTTCCTTGGGATCAAAACCTTCTTTTTGAACTTTCTTATGATCATATCTAGTAATTCTAGCTGCGTCTTGACTGATCTTTAAATCTGTTTGCCATTTTAAATAAAAATTCTTTTGATCAATTTTCTTATCACCTTGAACTTTAAGCATGGCAATTTGCCAAGGAAGATTATGACAAAAGTTTAAACAAAGATTGAATGTTTCACAATCTATAAAAACCAAAGTCTTATTCTTATCGTATCTTAAGAGATGTTCGTCCATATATTATACGTCAATTATAAATGATTGTTGTTTTCTATTCAAGATTTTATGTCTTTCATAAAAATCATCTGGAATTTTTTGGTTTCTTATTTTATAATGCCATCTTAAGTGGGCTGGTTTATTTTGATAAAGCCATTTATTATTATCTTTAGTTAAATTATAAAGATAAAAATGCATTAAATCCTTGGAAAACGCTACAATAATAGATGGTGCGCCAGCTTTACTTGCGATAAACACACTCAACTTGCCTTGGCCCTGATTTCTATATCGTGTAACAATTGATTTAAAAAAGTTAAGTGATGGTCTAGTTTCAATAGTGGTTTTCCATTCTTGATCATCTATCATTTCTACATCATATCTTGATTGATAGTTATTTATTAAAGTAAGCTCAAGTCCAGCAACAATAGTTGGCACTCTAGGTCTTTCATATTTTACGCACATTAAATCTACGTCAATTGAATAAAGGCTATCTTCATCATAAAGCATATTTTTATAATCATAGGATCTGTCTTCCCTACTTTGTATTTGTCTTGCTTTATTGCCATACTGATTGACGATTACTTCTGGATTTTGAATTTTCATATTATTTATTTTTCCAACTTTCAAAACAAAACTCATTACTACTCATATGCTCAATATCTGGTTTATTCAAAACACTTCTGTTGTTGATACATCTGAATGTTAAGTATGTTTTAAAATCTTTTCTATCAGTATAGTAAATACTTTTCGCATTAAAAACTTCTAGTTTATTCTTTTCTGCAAATGATAGCATTTTATCTTTAATAATAAAATCAAAAGGTAATTCATTTTGTTCGATGAATACTACTGGTTTTGTGAAATCTATTTGTGGAACGCATATGCTATTTTTTAAAGTATTATTAAATATGAAAGAATCATAGAATGGAATACCCATAATTAAATCATCTGACCAGTTATTCTTTATTGTAGTATAATCTAATCTAGGTTCATAATAAAAACCATCTTTTGCACCAATACTAAATAGTTTAGTTAAGGATTCATAACCTTTTTTATTTTTAAAGAAAAGTATAAATTTTGAGTTTTTCGCTCTTGACTCATCAGTTTTATCAGCTATCGACTCTGTAACTGAAATTCTTAATCCATAATTCAATTTAATATCATTATTCTTACAATTGGTATAAGCTTCAAGAAATGACGACATATTATCCTCTACTAGGAATATTTCTTTTAATTTATTTTGTTTAGCTATTTGAATGATAGAATCTGGATACTCATCTCTTTCAGACTTATCTTCTAGAGTAAGGATAGATCTTCCTAAAGAATAATGAGATTTAAATAAAGGTATCATTTTTACCAATATAACAAGAGTTTATAAATATATCAATCTAAAAATTCGTCTTTTGAATCATCTAGAAAATTATCTTTAGCGGAAGCAGTTTGAAACTTTGGACATCCTTCATATTTTCGAGTTTCTACTTTAAATCCTTTAATATCTTTAAAATTATCCTCTAAACTAGTTTCTACTACTTCACCTTTATCATTTACTTTGACATAATATGTATATGGATCTTTATATGGACATTTCCATCCACCAACTTGACACATCCACTTATTCTTAACGCTATCTACCGCAAAGTTTGATCTGGCGGATTCTTCATCAAACTTATTAACATAATTATTAATATGCTCTAGATAATGTTCGAATCCTTTAATTTGATTATCATCAAATACTAGTTCTTGAATTGGTTGTTTTGGAAACCTAAGAAATAAGAACTTTACTATTGGTTTTAATTTTGGCCATAATTTTTTGCTTGCTAGACTATACATCATGGCTTGAATATTAGCTTCAAGGTCATCACCCCTAAACTTGTATTTGGAGCTTTTATAGTCGATTATATGCATTTCTTTTTTGATTTTAATAGGCTTATCTATAAAA